TAGAGGCTGCCGTAAACCAGATCAAAGAGACCAAGGAGTCTCAGTGGTATTACGGCGGGCCTAAGTAGATATTCACGCAGAGGGCATAGCAGTGGCAAAGCCAGCGAAAGGTAAGGCAAAGGTAAAAGTAACCGCTAGTGGCAAGAAGGTCAGCTACGGGCAGTCAGGTAAGGCTAAAGATGGCAAGCCAAGGGTGCAGGCTGGAACCAGCAAGGGTGACAGTTACTGCGCTAGAAGTCTGGGCATAAAGAAGCGGTTGCCGAAGAAAAAGCAAAACGACCCGAATACGCCTAACAACCTGTCACGAAAGCGTTGGAAATGTTCCGGCGCAAAATCGAGGAAAGCGTAATGAAACCATGTAAGAGCTGTACCCACTCAGCTAAATGCAAGAAGGCAGGCAAGTGCCTTAAAAAGAATTTACCTAAACGAGGCCAGCGGGCCGCGACAAACAAGGCTAGGAAAAAGTGAAACGAGCAAGCTTCAAGCACTGCGACCACAAGCAAACTTTAGGCGGCAAGGGTGACGTTCGTCGCCCCTCCGACAAAGACAAGTACGAAGATGGATGGGATCGCATATTCGGAAAGAGCAAAGAAAACACTAAGGAGAAGGACAAATGATGGACGTTATTCTGGAGCGATTCTGCTATCACCCTGAGGGTACGCTAGGAGTTGTCACGGTTGCTGATCAAAAGTTCTACACGATTGAACGGCCATGGTTAGACAACGCGCCCAGCGTCTCCTGCATCCCTGTCGGCAACTACCTGACAAAGTGGAGGGAGTCCCCGCGATTTGGATTTACTTGGTGCCTTCAAGATGTGCCTGATCGAACCTACATATTGATGCATGTGGCCAACTACTCTTCTGATGTGCAGGGCTGCATCGGTCTAGGGACTAGCTTGATGGGTGATCGTGTCGCTGTATCTAACAGCAGAAACGCCATGAAAAGCTTTGAAGGTTTACTGGAGGGCATGGAGTGGCGGCTCGCGATCAAGAATGCACATTATGCGGGACTATAAAGCCTGCATCCGCATTTAGTCTTACCAACAAGGTCTGCAATCAGTGCCGAGGAAAAACCGCAAAGGAAAAGATTAACAGCTCCTTGGAGCAGTTTTTGAAAATGCGATTAAGCACACTAAAGCAACGCCATAAAAGCAAAGGCTTTGATGGAGACCCTATCGACTTGGCATACATTACAGAGCTGTATTCAAAGCAGAACGGAATATGCGCTGTAACAGGCATTCCAATGCACATTACAACCGAAGAATCTGATCTGTCAGTAAGCCCAGACAGGATAGACAACACTCAAGGCTACATCGAGGGCAATGTTCGCCTAGTTTGTGCGCGAGCAAACCTCATGCAGTCAACTTTAGATGATGCACACTTCCAATGGTGGTGTAGAGCGGTGGTACATAACAGTGGAAATTGAAGAATTAGCTGCAAAACTGAAGTTCAACTTCCCTTTATACGCAAAAAATGTCCTAAAAATAGTGACAAAACAGGGTGAAGCCGTTCCTTTTGTGCTGAATGGGGCGCAAATGTACGTCCACAAACAGCTCGAACAGCAGCTGAAAGAGCAGGGAAACATCCGAATGTTGTGCCTAAAAGCCCGACAAACAGGTATTTCTACCTATGCTCAGGGTCGTAACTTCTGGAAAGTGACCCAAAACCGTAACGCAAACGCATTCGTGCTGTCTCATCTGGCCGAATCTACCAACGCTATCTTTAACATGGTGAAGTATTTCTATGACAACACGCCGCATCCGGCATTTAAACCGCCTCTCCTTAGTCAGTCGGCGTCAACTCTGGTATTTGACGAAATCAATTCGCGATACAGGGTCGGAACCGCAAGATCTACACAGACCGGTCGAGGGCAAACCAACCGATTCGTGCATGGATCCGAAGTTGCCTTCTACCCGCAAGGATCAGACATAGTTGCTGGTCTTCTTCAGACTGTAGGTGGGCAGGGGTCAGAAGTAATTCTTGAAAGCACAGCCAACGGCGCCGGCGGCTGGTTCTACGATCAGGTGATGAAAAGCCTGCGCGGTGAGACAGAGTGGAAAACGTGTTTCATTCCATGGTACTGGATGCCCGACTACCGCAGAAATCCGTCCCCGTATTTCGAGGCTACGCCTGAAGAGTACACCCTAGCCCAGCGCTATGGACTGGATGACGCCCAGCTTTCATTTAGACGAGCAAAGCTTGACGAGCTTGGCGGTAACGACCTCTTCATGCAAGAGTATCCCGCAAACCCGCTTGAAGCATTCCTGACCTCTGGCCGTTGCTTTGTTGAGGCCACCCACCTAACTGTCTGCGAGAACGATACTTATACCGCAGACTTCAAGGGCGACATCTTGGGGGGCAACCTAGAGAAGAGAACTTACGGCAACTATCAAGAGTGGGTTCCTCCAGAAGAGAATGTGAATTACTGCATTGGAGTGGACGTTGCTGAGGGCTTGGCCTACGGCGACTATAGTTGCGCTCAAGTCCTTGATGATCAGGGTAGGCAGGTAGCCTGCTGGCATGGTCACATTGACCCGTGGGACTGGGGCAATGTTGTATCGCAGATCGGTCAACGATATAACAATGCCTACGTCATCGTAGAAAGAAACAACCACGGTCTAACTACGCTTCGCCGGTTGATGGAGCTTTCATATCCCAGCCTATTTGTAGAACATTCCGTCGATGGTGCTTACTCAGACAAGGCAACAAAACGTGGTGGTTTTTTGACCACATCAAAAACTAAACCACTCATTATCGACAACCTCGCATCATTGATTCGACAGGGTCAAAGTGGTGTCGCAGATATCGAATTATTGAACGAACTTCGCACCTATGTCATTGATGATAAAGGGGCTTTTAATTCTCAGCAGGGGTGTTATGATGACCGAGTTATGGCTTTCGCCATAGCTCTGCATGGACTTGCATCAATGCCACGCCCGAGACACCGATCTATAACTAGACGGTTCTCTACGCTTGACCCGATTGCAGGTTATTAATGATAAATTTCGATGAACCAGTAGAAACAAAAGAGTCGGATGGTGTACAAGACCACTCGGTTCAGTCTCTTGGCGCCACCCTTCAAGCCCAGTTTTCAGAGTACAAAGATGCTCGCAAAGAAACAGAGAACGAGTGGCTGCGAGATCTACGACAATACAATGGTCAATACGAAGCAGATGTCTTAGCGCGTCTAAATGACGCCGGCGCACGATCAAAAGTGTTTGTGGGATTAACACGAACAAAAGTTATGGCGGCATATTCGAGAATCATCGATCTATTATTCCAGCATGGCGACCAATTTTTCAATGTCGAGTCCACTCCTGTGCCCGATCTTGACCCGATGGCAGTCATGCAGATGAAACAACTTGCCACTCAGCAGATTATGGATGCCAGTCAAATGGATCCAAACATGAATCAAGATCTGATCATGCAAAGAATGGCTGAGATGGAAGAAGATCTAAAAGAAAAGTACAAAGACATTGCTGATGAAGCGGCAGAGTCCATGACTCTAGACATTCTAGATCAGCTTATTGAAACAGGTGCAGAACAGAAGCTTAAAGAAAGTATCCTTGAGGCGTGTATCTTTGGGTCTGGCGCAGTGAAAGCTGGCGCTGTTCGGATTGACAAGAAGCAGTCCTACTCCCGCATGACTGATCCAGAGACAGGTGAAGAGGGATTTGCCTTGTCTGTCGTTGAGCAACCAATGCCAGAAGTGGAATCAGTATCAGTATTTGATCTTTATCCCGATCCTTACTGCACGAACTTAAATGATTGTGACGGCTTATTTCGGCGACACGTTTTAACCAGAAAACAATTTCGAGAGCTGGCAGATTTGCCGCAGTTTGATTCGGAAATTATTAAGTATCTTCTGAAGACAAATAGAACTGGCAATCATGTTGAGGAAGATCACGAGCGAACTCGCCGCAGAATTGCGGGTATCAACGACCAACACAATAGCAATCGATTTGAGCTTCTAGAGTACTGGGGCTTTATTGACGGGCATAAACTCAAAGAGCATAACGTAGAGCTTCCTGAAGATGCGGATCTCAGCACTGACTTCTCGGCCTGCGCGTGGATATGCTCTGGCAAGGTCATTAAGATTACTCTTAACCCCATTGCTGGATATCAAATCCCGTATCAAATATTCCCTTACGAGAAGAGTCCTCATCAATTTTGGGGTACTGGTGTTCCGCGAATGATGCGCGACAGTCAGGGAACTCTGAATGCTGCAACACGAATTTGGCTGGATAATCTGGCCATGTCCTCAGCGCCAATGATGGAGATAAATACCGATCTTCTAGCGGCTGGGGAAGACCCAACAGACATTCATCCTTGGCGAGTATTTCTTCGTGAGGGTGGTGATGGCTCTATGCCCATGGTTCGCTGGTATCAGCCAATTGCTAATGCTAACGGCTTAAATCAGATCGTTGAGATCTTCCGGCGCTTTGCCGATGAAACAACGTCTCTGCCAAGCTACACGCATGGCCAGCAAACCAATAGCATGAATAAGACGGCTACAGGCATGTCGATGTTGATGGGGGCTGCCAATGTGGCGCTGAAGTCAACCATTAAAAATATTGATGATTTTTTGTTAGAGCCATTAATTACAGCAATGTTTCATTGGAACATGGAGTACGGTTCAAACCAAAAATCTAAGGGCGATCTCAAGATTGTAGCCCGTGGCAGCACTGCGTTGATTCAAAAAGAAGTTCAGAGTCAGAGACTGTTGCAATTCTTAAGCCTAGTCTCAAATGATCAAGACTCGGCTCTCGTTGATCGACAGCAGCTCATTAGAGAAATAGCTAAAAGCATGGACATCGACGCAGATCAAATTGTAAAGAGTGAGGAGCAACTCCAGCTTGAGCAACAACAACAAATCGCAATGCAACAACAGGCTCAAATGCAACAGCTCGCAAGCCAAGGCAATCCTGAGGCTATGCTACCAGCCGGAATGGGCTGAAGTTAAAGAGCTGATACAAAGCAGATTTACAGACGCACAGCAGCAGTTAGAGCTGGCGGATGAAACCAGTTTCAAGAAAGAGCAGGGCAGGCTTCAAGAGCTTCGCTTTGTTTTGGACTTGGAATCAAGTGCGAAAGCGCACTTAGATAACACGCGGAACCGTAAAAGGACACCCGCAATAGAGTAGAGCGGATATCGAGCAATCGACCCGTAACGAGATATGTCAAATAGAAATGACCCAGACGCTTTAGAAGCAGAAGCTAAAGAGTTGATGGATAAGATGACAGGTGTGAACGATCAACCCGTGGCAACGGACACTGACGAAGAGCAGCTAGAACTTATTCAAGATGCCCCCGAACCAACGGACACGGCTGAGACTGTAGCAGAGGATACGAATCATCAAGAGGGCGGCGACTCGGATGATGATTTAAGGTTGGAGATAGCCAAGGCCAACAAGGCGATGAAAGGCGCACAGTCACGAATGACGAAAGCTACGCAAGAGGCAGCAGACTTGAAGCGGCAAAATGCCGACCTGTTGAAAGCCCTTGGGGAGCTTAAATCTGAAGCTGAAGAACGCACTAGGGATGACAGTAAGTTAGAGCAGTTACGGGAAGATTATCCTGATTTAGCTGCACCGCTACTGGACGAACTTAAGCGAACTCAGGGACAGGTTGCCAGCCAACAAGAAGCTTTGGCAGAAGCAGCACAACGCAAAATTGATGAAGAAAATGAACAAGTTGCGGCAGCGCACTTCGCTCGGATAGAAGCAGAACACCCAGACGTAAATGATCTCATTGAGACTGCGGACTGGCTAAACTGGTTAGAAGAGCAAGACGGTGCGACCAAGCAATGGATTCAAACTGGATCATCAAATGATGTGAATACCGTGCTGCACAGATTCAAAGCTGATATGGGGGTTGAAGTACAGACGCCGCAAGAGCGGGCTTTAGCTAAGGCAAAAGCGGTTGCAGAACCAAAGCTGCCAAAAGCACGAAAGCCTAAAACAGCTGGCGGAAAAAAAGTTTGGACTATCGATGAAATAAAGCGAATGCCCATTGCTCAATTTGAAGAGCATCAGGCTGAGATTATGGAAGCGATGGGATCAAACAATATCCGCTGACAATCTTGTTCTCTAGGTAAAAGGATATGAGGAGACGTTTTTAATAGGTAATTAAAAAATGTCTTTTTCACAATTTAGTACTGGCGCATCATCAGAAGTAAACTTCATCCCAGAAGTCTTTAGTAAGTTAATGCAGGCCAAATTTTACAAGCAGTCTGTATTGCCTGCTATTTCTAACACTGACTACGAAGGCGAGATCTCTGGTCAGGGCGACAAAGTTATCATCCGCACAGTTCCGGCTGTAACGATTGCTGACTATGCTGGCTCTATTACTACTCAAGAGCTTGCAACTTCAAAGGTAGAGCTGAACATCGATAAGGCTAAGTACTTTAGCTTTAAAGTTGATGACGTTCTAAAAGCTCAGGCTGACATCGATCTGATCGAGAAGGCATCTAGCGATGCTTCTGAAGGCATGCGTATTGCAGTTGAGACTGACGTACTGGCTGGTGTCGTAACTGGCGCTACCACTATTGGCGCTCAGACCACCATCAGCGCAAGCAACATCTTGACCAATGTTTTGGATATGGCCAAAGATCTTGACGAGCTGAACATTCCTGAAGAAGGTCGTTTTATCGTTCTGAACCCTGCACAAATCTCACTGCTCAAGCAGTCTGAGCTGCGTCAGGCGTACTTAACTGGTGATAGTTCTTCACCACTTCGTAACGGCAAGGTAGGCATGATTGATCGCTTCACTGTGTATCAGTCAAACATGCTGTACACCCCCGCTTCTGGTGGTGATGCTGGTTACGCTCATGTTCTTGCTGGCCACCCCAAGGCGATTTCTTTCGCTAGCCAGTTCAACAACACTGAGACTGTGCGACTCGAAGGCTCCTTCGGTGACGCAGTACGCGGCTTGAAAGTATTCGGCTCTAAGGTCGTTACTCCAGACGCACTAGTAGTTGGTAAGTGGAACTAAGTTAGACCACACCGGATAGGGGGGTGAAAGCCCCCCTGTTTTAATCGGAGAGAGAATGAACAGTAAAACAAAAAAAGATGAGCTATTTGATAAGGCGCAAGAGCTATACGGCAAGAAGCTAGACCGCCGACTGTCCCTGTCTGACCTTGAAGATCAGGTCGAGAGGATGGAATCAATGAAGGATGAGGCTCCGGTCGTCAAGCCTTCGCTTATCCCAGCCAAAGTTCAGAACGTCATTACCGGAAACATCTTTGAGTACAACGAGCTGTTTAGAGGTAACTCCGACCTCCAAGTAATAGAGTGGAAAGAATCCGAAGAGGAAGACCCTAATGGCAACAACTAAGGTAGTCGATATTTTAGATCGGGCTGGAATTATCCTGCAAGATAGCACAAGTGTGCGTTTTCCTAAGCAGGAGCTTTTAAAGTTTTTTAATGACGCACAAAAGGAAGTAATACTGCACCGACCTGATGCGAAGATGGTTAATACTACTTTTGCCTGTGCAGACGGAAGTAAGCAAGCCCTTCCGGCAG